ACCAAGATGATGACCACGACCCTATATCTCAGAACATAAATAACTCTGACAGCAACATACAATTCTTGTACAGACCAGCCTTTGGACTTGACTTCAAGCACAGTCAGATGTTCAGGTCTTATGTAGCACTGAAAGGCAGCAGTCCTCAAGAGAACTCAAACTTCTACAGGGCTACTGCTGGCGGTAAGTATGGTATGTTCACTAGTGATGCACCGGGCGCTCGTACAGGTACTCCGAGTAATCCGCCTTACGCACCTGTCTATACAGTAGACCCAGCGACCAGTACAACTGTACCTGTCAGTCAAGGGCCGAACATACCCGGTGTCGATGTCACAGGTTACGACAAGTCAGATATTACCAGCCCAGTGGCCAGAATGGTCATGTCAGAAAACACTCTTGAGCACTTCAGAGCCGACGCAAGTCGTCGTTCTATAGATGATGACGAGGGTGATTACAGTGTTCAACCGAGGCACAGCCAGACGCTACATCCAAAGGGTAGCAAAGGGGATGCATCTTATAATACAGGAGACCATAGTGGGGAGTGAACATGGCGCTAGGTAAGAATCTCGCAACAGGTCGAGCAGACGCTGCTCAGAACACTGTGATGAAGAAGATTCGTAAGCCACGCTTTGTCGACAATGCTGTTCGTCATGCTCAATACACCAAAGTCAAGGCTGGCTTTGCGGCTAACAAACCTACCAAAACAGACTTCATACCTACGCCTGAGCGTAGATACAAACTCATCGAGGAAGAAGATACTATCCGTTTGCTTCACAATCCGACAGACAGTATGACCTATGAGGGCTCTTTGTTTTATGATGGTGACAAAGTGACCACTACTAGCACTCTGCCTGCGCTGGCCGTTGGTAGTGAGAACCATACTCAAGCATTAGTTATGTCCGAAATCAAGACATCAACTAAGGGTAATAGGTACGGAATAGAGAACTTGAAGGGTAGAAAATTACACGATATCGGCTTTACAGACAAAACTATCCGTTTTGCTCAGAAAGTAGGTGTGGGTTTGCGAACTTCTGACCTAGCAATCAAGTTGGGTAATACTTCACAGAGTTCAATCAACGGTTTGAAGGTAAAAAGACCAAGCGGTACATTCGTCGCTCAAGATTTCTATGGCATCGACTCACTCACTGCCATCAGATTCTTGGCCAAGCATGACTTTTACTCACCAAGAAGCGATAGGTTCGGTAATCTGGTCTATTCCCCTCAAACTCAGATAGAAAGAGAGCATCTTTTGACTGAAAACAGGGTGTCTGGGGGCACATCAGAGAACAATAATAGCGCTTTACCCAACAGAGTAGTAGTTAGAGGCAAATCTAGGGCTAACAATGATAAAAATGTTGTACAAGTCGACGATTTTGGCACTCAAGGCGACTCTGTTAACGAAGTACCCGGTGGTATTTACGCACCTACTGCTTTGACCAAGGCTAGTGCTAGAAGAATAGGTCAAAACATGCTTAGAATGTCAAAAAAGGCTAATGATTCTAAAATATTGGTAGATGTTTTAGAGGGCTCTCATATACAGCCCGGAGATTTAGTTAGTTACCAATCAAGGACTGACAATAACAAACAAATTGTACTAAGTGGTAATTATGATTTAATAAACCGTAAATCGGACTTGCATATCAATTCAGTTGACGGGACACTTGAAGATGTATTGCAGAAATTTCAAGAAGTTGACATAAGCAACACATCAGAAGATGACTTTGACAGAAACAGGCAGTTTAGCGTAGAAGAGTTTAGCACTGCTTTTGGTTTCAAAGTCAAAATCAGTTGGGAGATAGCAGAAAGAGTCGATAACAACAGGGGTGTAGGGTTCAACCTTGGTCAGCCCGACAGAGACACTATACATGGGGGTCGTGTACTCCAAAGTACGGGTGTACTGATTGACAACAGTGGTGGTCACGCTATAGGTACGACCTCATTTACAGTAGACGGAGTAAGCGCTACTTCTGTATTTGCTACCGACAACCAACCAGTCTACACATCTAGCGGTAACAAATTAGGTCATATTCATCTAGCCGGAGTTTTGACAAACACTGTCGTTATTAAATCAAGAAGTGTTCATCCAGTACTAGACAACGAAGAACTACTGATAAGGTCAGATACTGTTCCAGAATCAAAGAACGCTCATCTCAAGTTGGGCACAGTGCAAAGTAGATACTTGAAAAACAGGAGAGGTTGATATGCCATTATTAGATGAAGGAACTAGATTTTTGATAGATACACTTAGAGCAAGAATTAACGAAGTGGTGTTCGGCTTTGACGGTACTGTTGCTACTCAGCAAGACGGTGGTATAGGTAGACCAGCAGTCGTTGTCAAGCCAGATGTCAAAGTAATAGACGACAACACCTTGTCAGTCGAAGCAAAACTGTCATTAGATGTTAGTTTCACGCTACCTTTGAGAGAGGTAGTAATTAGGTACAAGAATCCGAGCGATGATACGGATACTACTGACTTCTGTAGATACACTTACAACTCAATTGAAAAGACTAGTAATAATGAAATAAAATTCACAGCAATCATCGAGGTGGGACAATGACTAATCCAAAAGCAGGACATACAAGCGCAACAGGTTACGGGGCTAATTCACAAGGACTCAGAGACGGAGACGGGCTTACTAGTCCTAGTCTCACTAATCTATACGAAGGGTTACACGGTAACGGTATCTTGAGACTAAGTGACGGTGCTAAAGGTCATTCGCTTAGAAACAGCGTGGTATCTGGTACTCCCGGTTACATCACAGCGGGTAACGCAGGCTTGATTACAGTCAACGGAGGTTACTGCAAAATAGATGGTATCATGTATAAGTTTGCAGGAGGTCCATCAAGCACTGTCAGTTTTACTGTCAAGACAGACTCCAATTTTTCTGGCGATTTACCAAGCAACCCGTCTTCTAACTCAGAAGTATTCGTTGTAATATACTTGGTAGGTAACGGTTCACCCAAAGACAATGTCATGTACGAAATGGGTACACCAGTCGTAGCATCAGAAGGTACTCCCTTAATACCTAACCGATTCTTGTCTGACCCTAGTATAACAGCCAACACCGATTCTAATCACCAAAGTACAGTTTTAGCAGTACTTAGGTATACGATAAGTACTAGTGGTGTCTTAGGTAATGACCCAATCATCTTTGACCGTAGAACATTTTTGGATAACACTGTTAACTTTTTGACACCTATGACAAAGGCGGAGAATGGCAACACAGTTTATCCCGCTAATTCTATCAATTCCGCTGCTGACCTAGACGGTTTCTTCACTTCGCCAGAAAACGGAGACTTTGCTGGTAGCACTTTTGGCGCTATATGGCAGAGTCACACTGCTGATGTAGCGGGTAATCGACATGGGCTGATATACGCAGCAAATCCAAGAAATCTACAAGCCACTCCTTCAACAGATACCCATGTATTGGGGCCAAATAGATTAGAAGTAGTGACAACCAGTGCGGATGTCACATTCAACTTTGACCAAGGTAATATATGGATAGTTACTACTGACGCTGCTAGAAAAATAAATCCTACAGGTGATTTTCCAAGAGGTCATGTTGTTGAAGTATATCACAAGGCTGGAAGTCACACCTTACACTTTGACTCTACTGTTGGTGGACACAGTAGCGGTACTAAGATAAATGTCAATGTAGCAATCAATCAGTATGCTAAGTTTGTCTATGACGGTGCTGATTGGCATAAACTAGACTTGCATACGGTGAGTTGATGGGTAGACTAATTGACATGCTTAAACAAAGGTGCGAGAACTGTAATCGCATTTCTCTACCTTTGTCGATATCGGGTTGCTATGTATCAGGTGAGCCTGTAGTTCTACACCAGTGCTCTTTCTGCGACTACATACGCTTTCACGGGCAACTCGGATTCAAGGGTGTCCGTAAGCGTAAGGCTGAGCCTATATCAAGAAAGGCTGGCGGCAGATTCTCCCGCTATCTTGGCAAAATGGCTGAGAAGTTAGGAAGGTAGTTACTCTTCTTCATCTTTTCCACGGAGACACGCTAAGCAGTATCTAAATCCTCGATGGGCTAGATTAAAACAGCCTCTTTTTGAACATAGTCTCATGTCACTCGCCACGCTTTCCGATGATGTCGTCGATTCGTAGTATACTGATTGTAACTTCACTGGCCGATTGAATAGCCTGCTTGACTAAATCAAGTGGCTCGAAGACATCTTGCTCTTTCATCGAACAAGCACCGCCGTTTTCTATATCTGGACCACTGTCAGTGTTACCCGCCTTGTGTTCATTTCTTAGTGTCAGTATAGTGTCAAGTGGGTCATGACCTGCATTTTCTGCAATCGTAGCCGGTATAGACTCCAATGCGTCAGCAAATGCGTCGATAGCCATTTGCTCTCTACCGCCTGCTTCCGCAGCCCTTGAGCGTAAGTGCAATGCTGCATTGAGATAAGCAGAACCTCCGCCGTAGACAACCGAGTCGCTGTTGTAAGCCAAGCAAACTACACCAAGAGCATCTTCAAATCCACGCTCAGTCTCGTCAAGAGTTTGCTTAGTAGCGCCTCTTAGAATAAGCGTAGTGACTTCTCCTTCACCTTTGACAACGACATACTTCATGTCACCGATAGTCTTACACTCTGCATCGCAATCTACAGCCTCTTGTAGGTCTTCTGTAGTGTGAGCGATAGTAGTGTTGAGTAACTTGGCTAATGCTGTCATGTCACTTTCAGGTATTCTGTGCACCATGGATATGTTGTGCTTGGCTAATGTAGCCGCTACAACTTCATGAACAGTGTCTCTGACAAATACTACGCCTCCTTCTGGTAGAAGGTTAGTTATGGTCTTGGCCTTGTCTACCCACTGCTCTCTACCTGATTGTCGCTTGTATTGCTGGTATTCGGCAGCAGAGCCAAGATTCAGTTGAACATTATCATCGCTTTTGATATCACTTAGACCAGTGTTGATTAGTAAAGCCTGACCATTTGGTAGAGTAGGCATAGCAGGTAACATGAACTCTTTGTGCAAAACTACACCGCTAAAGCAAGACGAGTCATCTAGGCTACCACCCGGCTGACATAGAACTCTGATTCTTTCAAAGTCACCTGCTGCTTTCTTGACCGCCTCTACACATAATCCACTAACATGCTCTACGCTAGATTCTAACGCTTTGCCTGTAATAGAAGTCTTTGCTACATTACTAAGATGCTTAGAGCCTTTGAAAGACAGTGACTGTATGTGGTCAGTTGCCCACTTGGAGGCTTTTCTGTAACCACGACAAATAATATTGGCATGAAGCCCTTTGTTAAACAGAAGTTCACTGTTACCCAGTAACTCTCCTGCCAAGACTACCGTACTTGTCGTACCATCATAGCATATGTTCTCTTGTGTGTTAGCCGCTTCGACTACCATTTTAGCCGCAGGGTGACTGATGTCTAACTCTTGTAGAATAGTGGCACCGTCGTTAGTAACTATTACATTACCACCGGCATCCACCATCATCTTGTCCATACCCATCGGGCCAAGTGTTGTCTTGACCGTCATTACGGCTCTTTTTGCTGCTCTTATATTATGCACTACTGCGCTTGTGTTGCTCTCGTTTTCGTTCATTATTTTCCCTCTCAAAATATTCTTCCAATATGGAATCTATACAGGAAGTACACACTCTATGCTTAGAGCATCTAATTCCTGACCAATTATCTCTTTCGCATACTTCGCAGACTATCATTGACATTACCAGTCCACCTCGTATTCTTTGACATCTCCCGTTTTTCTGCATCTCGCCTTTACGAAGCCTTCTTCCATACCATGTTTCCAAAGTTCGTATACGAGTTCAGCGTCTTTCAAGCAATATTCAGCGACTTTGCTGTAATTACCCTTGCGCCACTCTATCGGGGCATCGTGACTGTTCATAAGTTTACCCTTGTTTAAAGTGTGATAACAGGCATCCGACAAGGGCACTGCGTGACCCACTATACTTTTCAACAAAACAGATGTATCAAAAACTTGCTCAGTGGATTTTTTCATTATTTCACCAACAGTATAGCAATCAAGCGCATCCCTAATAATAGGTAAATCAAAGTTTTTCAAATTGTGACCCAGTACCATACCACCTTCACCGACATGCTTGGCTAAGTCGTCTCCTATTATCTCAGGATGCATCTTTTTGACTAAAGTACCCTCTGGTAAGTATTTAGAAACCGACTCATTGGAGTATACTACGCCTTGGTTCCCATCCCATGTGGCTACTACAGTAGGCTCGAATAGATGCGTCTGACCAAAGCCACCTATATCGTGGCTAAAGTTAGCAGTTTCTATGTCGAGCGCTAACATCTTCATCAGTTATCCCCCGACATACAGGATAAGCACCAATCGCAAACAGCAATCCTCTTCTTACCCTTGTGACCCATGAAATAGCCTCCGATATTATCACCTAATACACTTTCGCAGCATATACATTCTATATCCCAGAAACTCATGAGTTACCACCTTTCGGCTGCTTTACATCTTTGTTGAGTCTAATAAATATCCTTGCCCCTTCACGAGTATCTTTGAATATTTCTTTGCCATATAATTTGAATTTGTCATTGATAGAAGCATGACTACTGTAGTTTGCTATCTTACCAAAGTTGTCCATGACCTCTTTCTTTTTAGCCCATCCGTGACCTCTAGTATCGTCAAAGTCGAACTTTTCTGCTTGGCCGAATGCACTAATCCAGTAACCTTCCATCTTCTTCTTTTCACTAGCACCGGCACCGATGTTTATTTCGGACTCTAGCCACTGAATCAAGTTACCGTACAGGTCTAAGAGTATCTCTTTGGCCATATCTATATGGTCGCCTCTGACCACCCATGTTCCTTCAATCATTGCCATGTGATGTGCTAATACATTGGTGTAGTTTTGTAGACCCATGATGAAAGAAGAACATATACCTTGTTTATCGGGGCTCATTACTTCTACTGCGCTGTAATAATCGTCTATTGCTGACATAAGCGCTGGTACATAGGCTTCGTCTGGCTGAAACATCAAATGCTTCAAATTACCCACTACTACATCTTGGTCTTCCTCTGACATCTCATCCCATTCTAGTGGTGCAATATCAGATAGTTCCAGCACTCTTCTTTTCAGTTTACGCCTCATGTCTTCAAAGAAAGTTACGACCTCTTCAAACGATACAGTGTATGTTGGTATATTGTAAACGGCCTCCGCTAGCAATTGGTTGATATCCTTCTTCATTTCAAGAGTCCAGTGTCTCCAGTATGTCAAAACACGCTGAAAAATACCTTTGTCAAGTACATGCTCTTTGATACCCTTCGGAGGGTATGTGGTAATCCATAGAGATACCTCAGATTTGACACTGAATGTGTCTCTTGCCATGTGCTTAGTGAGTATGTTACGACCAGTACCTGCCGAGTTCAATGCAGACTGTAGGAATAGGGTAGTATTTTCATTATGTTGACCAGACTTCAAGATTACGCTACCCTCGTCGAAGTTAAGCCCTTTTCTACCAGCCAATATACCCGGTCTTGGTATTTGTGGTGCGTCTCTTACTGGTCCGTCAAATTCAGGGTCAGGGATTAGTGTGCCAACTAAAGCAGCGTCGTTACCAGAGTTGTAATCTTCGCTTTGCATCCCTGATTCTTTCAACACTCTCTCTATGATTTGGTATGCTGCCGATTTACCTGTCCTAGTATCTTGAATCCAAAATATACTGACTCTTGGGTCAAGGTTACTACCGCCGACAGGTATCCTAACATAAGGCACTGCTGCTTGTCCCAGTATGAAAAAGAAAGATATCAAACCCGGTATCTCATTATTCTTACTCACTTGGTTAAAGTGTTCAAGATACCCTTTCAATATAGGGTATTGTTTCACGCAATCATACTTATCTGCTCTGTGTTCCATCATTTCCTTTCCCTCTCTTGTTGTATGTTTTCTGAATCCTAATCGGTTCTTCGGATGTCAGTACATTTAGCAATCTCTGTCGCAGAGTTGTCCCCATTCCTCTTACTTGTTTAAGTGATTCGGGAAACAACATCTCTTCGATTGACCCGCATTTTTCTAGCAACTTGTCCACTAAATCTGGACCAAAGCCCGGTATCGTAACAAGCATGTCTGCTCGTACATCATTAGTGCTTACTCTCGTTATCGCTTTTGCACCATGCTTGCTGGCAGGTTTGTTCATTTTAGCATGTAACTTGGCTATGAAAATACCTGCCTCGGTGTAATCCTTTGCTCGATAAATATGACAATCGAAATCTGCTGTAAGTCTGGCAAATATCCCTAGCATCATGTCTAAGACCTTTGGATAACTGGTAGGTCTCCCTTGATTTTTACACATTGCGACATACTTGGCGATGTCACCGTGTACCAGCAAAACGACTCTGTCGCAGTTAGCATCCAAGTTTTCTATTTGCCTTTGTAGATGGCCCTTGAATGTAGATTGAATCAAATCGGATATACTTTTACACTCTATGTGAGCATTACCTGCTTTGTAGTCTCCCATGCCCTGTAAATGTTCTTTCTTTACAGAGAAGCCCTCTCTTTCGGCGGCACGAATGACAGCATCATGTAGAGGCCCTCTTTCGTTAGTGTCAATTATTAGAGGAGATTTACTCATAACCTTTCCTCCTGCATAGTGCACACTTGTCTATGTTTCTATCAAATCTTACACCGTTACATAGACGGCCACTTTTGATAGTGCGTGTGCATAATAACTTTCTAGGGACTAACTTTTTGTACCTACAGACTTGACAGATAATAACTGGGTCTTCGATAGATGCGTATCTATCTCTCATACTTTTGGTGGCTCTAACACGCTTTTCGCAAATTTCGCAATAATGCAATGTCATCACTCTTCCTCCTCAATAGCGCCAGTCTTATCCCAATATCTACACTTACCCAAGCACATACCTTTCTTGTACAGCATAGAGCAGGTCTGTGGATATTCTGTTCCGACAATTGTACTAACTTGATATCTGGTTGTCCTTTCGTCGAAGTCTGCCCACTCTAATGTCCTAATGTAATCTATGATAGTTTCTGTGTCTTTCTCGACCTTTTCTTTACTTACTCTTTCGACTGGTATGAAGTTTCTCAGCCGTTTAGCCAGATACTTGACTAACTGTACTCTAGCGTCATGGCTAGGGTTACTCCCTTGACGACACGCTGCTGAGTTTAAACATGGTAATATGATGACACCTTCCATTGATACTGTCGGTAAATCAATTGGCTTTGATTTAGGATTGAAAACATTAGCCTTTTTGTGCGACTCTTTGATAACTAAATCGAGTCCTCTTTCACCATAACTAATCACTCCGTTTTTAGGATTAAGTGCCTTAACCATGATGTGGTCTAGCCCTCTTTCTAAATCGTTGGTAGTCAAAGGTATTGACCACGAACCCCTCTTTGAATTGTACGAGTTAGGTATTCTAATCATCCCACTGGTATCGAAAGGGACAGCAGGGTCAGAACAAAATAAGTTCATATCTCTTATCCAATCATTGACGACTTGCATACCTGCATCTTTGATAGCAGATAAGTGATTACCGTTACTCGGCATGTAAGGCTTGTCTAGCCCCACCCATACATGAAATCCTCCTCCACTATACCATATAGCGTGAGATATATTTTCTTTGAGTAAATAGTAATGTAAAGTCTTAGTCTGTTCCATCGCTTTCTCTGGGTCAACATCAGGTCTACTTCTTTGTCGAAAGTCTTTAGGGTCAAAGTCCATAACAAAGTGCCTTACTATAGGGGTGAGTAAATCTACCCTGTTGTTATGAGGCTGCTTCGTGGCACGATAACCGTAAACAGTCATGTAGGCGTTAGATACGCCGTTTTTTCCAGCCCAGTATCTCTCTAGGTCGCCACTGCTTCTGACGATTTTACGGAAGCCCCTACCATTCTCATTTCCAAGTTCCATTACCTCTCTTGGAAAGTCAAATGTTATTTTCAAGGGTTCACTTCCTGCTCTCGATGATTTTGTCTATGGTGTTGATTAGTTCGCCTGTATCTTGTAAAAGATAGTTGTTCAGAGTGATGTACATAGGTCCTTTCGGTCCTTGTACATTCTCGTCAAACTCGTACAGCGATGTCTGAATAGCGATACTATAGTCGTTACCTTTACCCAAATGAGAAAAGTTAACTTCTACATTTCTGTCTACAACCATAGTCATCATTTTTTCTATCAAACGGCTTACCATCCCTTTATCCATCATTCTTCCTCCTGATAATTATCCAAATATTCTTGTGGATTGTCACTTCCTTCCCATGCCGGGCAGATTTCTTTAAAACTACACCAAGCGCACTTACCCGCACTAGAACTAGTAGGGAAATCACCACTCAAATAAGCCGTAATCAAACCTACTTTCAGTTTGTCAATTTGCTTAGTATATGTAGTATCCATACGCTTGGTAATCTTTTCATAAAATATTTTGTTGATGCTTCTTTGTTCATAGCCGTATTTGTTAAGAGAATCTAACCCTTCTACTGTACCTGATGGGTAAACCCAACCCCAGTGCGTCACATCCTGTAAAGGGTGGTCTGCTAATTTTAGCAACTTCTTGTAAAACGCCATTTCTCTTCTCATGGACTTTACTTTAAAATCTGAGTCTTTCCACTCATCGTTTCTTTTAGTTTGAACCCACTTACCCGTTTTCAATTCCATGATGGCTACGCCGCCTTCTTCTTCGCTGAAACCACGGTCAATGCTGCCCGCATAGTGAATCGGTATAGTGTGCACTTCGCCATTGAATTCAATCTCTTCCTCAACATAAGCGTGTATCTCAGATTCATTGATAATAGGTAAATAGTCATCTACTCCTACATGTTTCAATCTCTGTAAGTCCCAGTGTATTCTGGTATCAATCGACGGTTGTTCACCCAATTGATATTCTTTGTCAGGTAAAATTGACTTGGCCAGTTCAAGCGCTTCTTTCATCTTGTCTCTTTGTACAAGAGTATGTAGTTCACCTACTATTGGCATGACATTGTCATAATAAAACTCTATAGCATCGTGTACATTTGTACCCTTTGTCATAGCATCTGTTGACGGCTCTGGTAAGCGATGAATACGCTTGTATTCATACTGTTTAGGGCAGAAATCAAAGTCACTGGTAAGACTAGTCTTGGTGATACGAAGCATCTTTTCGTGTCCCGGCTCCCACTGATAGGTCGATTTAGCGTAGGCACTCCAATCTCTATCGCTCATTCTGATTCCTCCTCGATTAATTTCTGTAGGTAGACAGCCAAGTCCATGGCTTCTTCTTGAGCATGGATGAGCCATTCTAGCCTAGACAAAGGTGCAGTCTCCATAGTAACTCCGTACTTCGCTTTACCGACTTCTGCTCTCCCTTGTATTTTCTTACATACTTCGTCTTCTATTCTGCTCATTTTATCACCAATATTGTTTAGGCATCGCTGCCCCGCTTGCTCTTTCTAAGTCCCAATCTAGGGCTCTGAATATAGGTTTTATTTTGTCTTTGACAATTTTATCAACCATTAAATCATAATCTATTACGAAACCGTCTAGTTCGCTGACATCTTCGTAAGCAACTACTGGAGTAGAAGGTAAACCGTCTTTCGGCTTGGCAATATATACCCAGTCTACGCTGTCTCCTTCCCCAAAGTGGTTACGCCCAACCATGTGCCGATTGTAATACCTAGCCGCTTTAACAGCACCGCCAGCAGTATCCGAGTATTCTGTCAACCTTTTCTGTAATCTAGTAGTAGTAGATATATCCTTTATATCGACATCCCCTCGCTTTATTTTCTTAGCCAACGGTCTTACTATGCTGATGACCTTTTCTTCGTCAGCCCCAGTGCAGATAGCAGTGAGTATATCGTTTTCTAAGTCCTTCGATATCGGAGACAAAGTACTAATTTTGCCCCACCTTGCTGATTTCTTTTTACCTTCGTCTTCCGGTGGCCAAGAACAGATACCGTAGTACAGATTTTTACCGCCGACAATCCAGTAAGGCATGTAAGCCTCAAACTCTACAATCAAATGACTCGCTTCATGGTCACGCTGTATCGTCTCAGTTAGATGCTTGGCTAAAGCAGGTGCTTCATCGAAAGGTACTTCGACAAAAGCAGAATCTGTGTGACCGTACAGTGCCTTGTAGCCAGCCTTTTCTGACTCTTCCATAAGAGCCTTGATTGCCCTTCGACCACAGGCCGTGATAGCACTGGCTATGTCGAAATCCGACCAACCCCAGTAAGCACTGGCAGTCATGCCGTAAAACGATGCCATTACACGCTTTACTGCAAGTTGTAATGTGTTCCATCCGTTTCGCTCATTTTCAGTGGGGGCTTCTCGCATTTTCTTTTTGTAATTGTCACGGAGTTCAAACATCTCCGTAACAATCTTAGGTAGCAATGCAGGGACATCTTGTCTCCAACAAGTACCATCAGGTAATTGCCTAACATTGTCTGCCTCTGCCATGTGCTTAGGAACTTGGGTCTCCCACGATAGATTATGGCTCAGTATGATACTAGGGTAGAGACCCTTGTAATCAACACAAGCCACACCCTCATATCTACCGGGCTTGGGAGGTGGAATGAAAGCACCTTCGTACTCTTGCTTCTCTTGCATAGAACGACTCGGTGCCTTCCAGTGTGTTCGTCTGTTCAACAGACCTTTGGCGAACCGTGTAACATTGTGACACGATTCAAAAGAAACGCCACATAATCTTTGTAGCGATAAAAAGAAATTCAGTACATGGTTACCTTCGTCTATCTTTTTGAGCAATAAAGTATCTTGCATACAGTAATCGACATAGTCATCAAACCTTTCTGTCCAACCTGTCTTGACATCCATGTCGAACTTACCACCTAGTTTACAGGCTTTGGCGATAGTATCTAATTTCAAATTCTTGAGTTGGGGTTGACCACTATCCTTCCATACACGCTCAAAGCCGCTACCGCTTCTTACTGGTGCAGCAGTATCAAAGCATAACCTACCTACGATAGGTTGGGCTACATAATCATAAGCACCGCTTTTCATAGGTTTCATGACTCTGCCCAAAGGACTCAGTTTTCTGAAACGCTTTAGTCTGTCAATCAAGTGAGGTAGGTCAGCCCACATGATAGCGTGGGCTACAAATACATCTGGATTACATTCGTCTAGGTAGTAAAGAAAGGCATCATGCATTTCTTGTTCTGAACCGTAGAGGTATCTCTCGTAAGTAAATTCTTGAACTTCACCGTTAACTTCGTACTCTACGATTTTATTCTCTAATTGATAATCGTTATCATGTAAGCCGTTAGGATTGTACTTCTTCCAACAAAAAGCCACATGACGATTGTTGTAGTTGTCTATAACCGCCATCACTGTGGTTTCTTTGGTCTTAACATCCCACTCTAAATCAAAGTGCCATACTCTTGGTTTCCATTCGGGCATTTCTTTTACATTGTCTATCAGATATCTGTCTTGTAGACTGAGGTCTGCTTCCCATGTTTTTCTGAACATAGCGGCCATACTCTTGACATCGGATTGTCTGTAAGCGTACACCTTGACTAATGGTTCATCGTCTCTAAGGCCAACCGCTTTGTCTTCCCAGTCTATACGAGAGCCGGGGAACTGGTCGATGACCGAGTTAGCGATTTGCTTAGAAGTATTGGCTGAAATCCAAAAGTAAGGCTCGAAGTCAGTAACTGTTTCTTCAATCAAATTACCCTCAGCGTCACGCCATCTCTTGTAGATATGGTCGGGACCTGTAGGGTCTGGTTTGAAGATGTCGATTATCATATCTATTCCTCTTTTAGATAGGGCTCTGCTTTTCTGTAACGCTTAGTTGCATGATTGTATACTATACCTTCATAAGATTCAAGACATGTTGCACAGGTCAATTCACCTTTATGTTGGAACAGCATCTCCTCATCATCATAACCGCAACCGTATGCACATTGAGGCTCTTCTGGTCCGAATAAAAAATCAATCAATCCCATATCTATTCCTCTTCGTGTATCTGTACATAAGTTACATCGGCACCGCACGATGAGCAGTGTAGTGTTGCCACTATACCCTCTCCATCATAGCCGTAATCCTCTGGGTCAAAGTCTGCGCCCCAAATGAGTCTACCGCCGCATAACCAACAGACATCTCTTCTTTGATGGTTCACATGTATGTAGTTAGTCATAATCAGTCCTCCTCGTATTCTTGGTCGATAACTATCATAATAAAATCGGTACTTGGTTGCACTACAATTAGTACGCTTTCGTTGGCAGTGTGAATCTCTACATCACCGTTAGGTATGTTAGATAACAAGTCAGGTAGCCACTTATCAAAAGCCGACCTTGCTGATGTAGCAGGTGCCTCTAGTTGCGTTAGTGTTGCTCTTACAAACATCTTACCCGTCGCTGATTTGCCGCCTCTTACGATAAACTCTGAACCGTCTGAATCGAACTCGGTCTTACAAGAATACTTGTCACCCAGAACTTTCTTGAATCCAGTTGCTGGTTTCAACTCAAGCGAGTTAAGCGTAGCATGATGCGTTAACGGACTGTTAAACCACATACGCCACATACTCTGCTTAGATTGCTCGATAGCCTTCTGCATGATGCCGACTCGCTTTTGCGATTCTATATGTGAAGAAGTGGGTAGTTGTAAACTACTCTTACCGCATCTTACATGAAGCGTACCCGTCTTACCTTCTTGGTTGATTTCTAAGTCCTTTGACTTTACATTACTAAGAAAAGATTTCAACTTAGGGATATCAGTGATGTATACTTTACCACCCTTTTCTACCCCGCAGTCTATCTTTCTATAGATATAATGAGTAGATTTCCCCACCGCCGCAGATATACTTCCGACATTAGCATCAATAGCAATGTCTGCCAAATCTTTACCGAAACTTCCGATAAAGTGGTTGAAGTTATCTTTGTCGATTGTGAAACTAACCAAGTCAATCACCTCAGATTACACCGTCTCGTAGTTCAGGTAAACCGTACCACTGTGCATTTTCACCTTTCTTAGTAACAAAGTAAAGTCTCTCTTGATTCAACAAGTTTGGATTAGTCTTCTGCTTGAAGAACTCAGCAGTGTATCTAACTTCGCCAGTCAAAGAACCATCATTGTTTCTCATATACTTGTTCTTACACCATAGTATTTGGAACAGGTCTTTGTTAGCACTAGCATGCCAAGCGAACTTCCATCCGTCGAATCCTACTTTGCCATCTTTGTCTTCTTTAAGATGAGTCTCCCAATAGACATCGACACCTAGCCTGTTCAGTTTTTGACACTGAGCAGTTAGTTGCTTGAATCTTGTAGCACGAATATTCCAGTTCCAACCAATCTCGGCATTGAGTTTGGAGTGGCTGGCTTCGACAGCATTAGTAGCAGTCATGTCCAAGTCGTAAATCTTCATACAGGTAATACACATCTCGTCAAACTGGTCAACGCCAGTGACAATGAATGATTTGAGCATTGGTCCTTCAAAGCCCGGCTTGTACTGATTCTCTGCATACTCTACAGCAAACTTGGCAAGTTCCATGACTCGGTTGTAACTGAGTAAGTAGTTGTAAGCAGTCTTGTCTTCCTGTTGCATAACCCAAGGTGAGAATATACGGAAGGCAGGGTCGTTGTTGTAGTGAGCCTGTTTACAGGATAATCCGCCATTGTCATGGTCAATTACTATACAAAGAGAATCTCCATGCTTATGCTTGTGAGCATCCATAGCCAGACCAGTCTTACCAGTACCTTCGTGACCGACTACGCCCATGAAAGTAGCACTAGGTTGTATAGCAGGCGCTTTCGCTTGCTCTTTCATTTCCTGTGCAATAGCAGGGAACCTACTGATAAATTCAGTAGAGGTCTCAGGAGTTAACTTCTCCTTGATATTCTGCTCTATGTTTTCTTGAACCACAGGCTCAGCGGCTGCTGATGCAACCGGCTGAGTTGTAGTTACTGGCTGTGCTTCGTCTCCTAGTAATGCATCCCATCCACTCATTGTTCATCTCCTCCAAATTGATTTAGGCTTGTGTTCCCACTTCCACCCGCAGGGCGAGCAGTTCTGTGTGGAATGTAAATACCAAGCGCTGATAGGCTTGGTTGCATTTCATTGTTGAATGGCCGTAGTCTCAATCTACCAACTACGATAACATTGGTCTTCTCATTGTAGTGACCCCATTCACCCTTTGCATTTTTGTATTCAAACACTCTGTCTTCATCGTGCATTCTACCAGATACCCAGACCGTTACTGGGTCTACATTCTGGCGATAGATGCTGAGACGATACGAGCGACCAGTCGGGTCATACTCACTTTCCATCGGCTCTCTGTTCAGATAAGTGATTGAACCATATGTGATTACGACAGGGTTGATTGTCATACCATTGGCTGTAGTGATTTTCTTTGCTGCGTGAGCGTCAAGTAAGTTACCTAACTCTACATACTCACCATGCATATCACCGTTGATTAGAAGCCTCTCTGCGCTAAAGGCTACTCTAAGGTGCTCAGGTAGCCAAGAGTCAGTGTATTCAACTGTTTCATGGAAGTTGCGATTTGTATACAAGATGTCTTGGTCTTTATTCTTAGGCTCTACTACTTTTATTCGACTTGCTACCCACTTCTCGTAGTCAGCGTTCATAGACTTCCCTTGAAGACTGATTGACCATTTCTTTATGTCGCCACCGCTTTCCGGTGAGCCTAAGAAGTAAGCAGTCCTACTGATACTAGTAGGTGCAATAGGCTTTCTTTCATTGTTTCTTTCAGCCATTAGACACAGAATCATGTCGTCAAACTCAAAGCCGTACCAAGGTAGGTCGCTACCTTGAACTCTGTCGTTTGTTTCTTTACCATTGAGATGCCACTTACCAGACTTAGCAGTAAGAATACCAATATGACCTTCGTCGATTGCTCTATCTCTGTTCGTCTTGAACATGTTAATTGCTCTGTCATACATACCCTTTCGGTTATCTCTTTCAGTGTCTTCAATTCCAATGAACATACCGACATAAGTAACAGTGTCTTGCTGACGGCTTGCACTTTCGTTTCTATTTTCTATTACGAATTGTTCACTCCATTGACTTAGATAGAATGGGTCTTCATCGAATGGATTTTCTACTGCAAACTCATCTTTCAACCACTTGTTGAATTTGTTGGCGGCTTCCCCCAACTTGATGCCGGTTCGCTCAGCATACCCATTCAGTCTTTCAATCACATCTTCTGGCCATTTGGTTCCATTATTTTCTTCCATAATCATTCCTCCATATTTTTCTTTAGTTTTGCTACAAAGTATTCCACAAACGACAAGTCATCATCAGGCCATTGCTGAGCCATCATGACAAACTCTCCGTAGGTGAACATGAAATTGTACCAATCGTCTTCGCTTTCCATAAGCGACTTGGCACGAAAGCGCAAACCTTTCAGTATGTAGAATCGACCTTGTCCCGATTCTATGGCTTGCTTAAGATAAGCGGTTAACTTGGTATAATCCGAACTCATCAGATTAAGTGCCGCTTTGTTAAGGAACTCTCCCTCCTTTCGGATTCTGTCTTCGAGAGCAGTTCCTACTTTTGGCAGACTGTCAAGAATGTCTATTGACTGTCTTAGGCTACCGTTAGTGAATTTAATTAAGTTAGGTAAATGCTTTTTCCAATGCTCAGGCATTTGTTCTTTATCGACAATCATCTCTAACCTATCAGTGTTGTAAGGGTCGATAGGGCTGAATACAAATGTAAGACAACGGTCTCTGATTGCATTGTGAATAGGACCAATGTCATTGGCTGTTAGAATAAAGATAGTGTTCTTGTGACTTTCTTCCATTACTTGGCGGAGTGCTTTTTGAGCAGGTGCAGTGAAACTTTCAAACTCATCTAGGAACTCAATGCGTCTACTGGCACCAAGTGCCTTGCTCTTACTGATTTGCTTTAGTTCTCTAACAGCGTCAATACCTCTTTCGTCACTCGCATTGGTAACTCTAAAGTTAACTGAGTTGAACCACTCTCCTAGTAAGTCTTTAGCCAAAGCAATAGCAGCACTGGTCTTACCAACACCGGGAGGACCAACAAGTAGAATGTTAGCAGGGCACGATTCCAGTGTCCATGTCTCAGCAGAAGTAATAAACTCAGAGCATCCTGCTAGGTCTGCTAAGGTCTGTGGTCTGTACTTCTCTCGTAGGTTCATTCTAATCATCTCCCATCCTTTGTTAGTTCTTTATATAGTCAATATTTCAGTCACTCATTTCTATCAAATCTGTTAGTTGAGAAACATCGGAAAATCCTAAGTCATCATCAAGATACTTTATCTCACCATCAGTAACAGAAAGGTCTTGTAAAGAAAATTCTTTCATCTCCATAACTACCACCATTCCATATTCGTCGACTGGTAACCAGTCTTGTCCAGCAAGCACTCCCTGCTGTGCCAACCTTTGACGGAGATGTTGTGCAACCGAGACGGTTAATTTAACTTGCCCGACTTCATAACTCTCATAACCGTCTAATGCAGATAGTCTTACGAAGGTATCATATTCTTCGTCACGCTTTACTGCGTTAACGAGTAACTGTATGTGGAATGCGTCTTTCATTACTAACCATCCACCTTGTCCTCCAGCAACTATGCCGTCAGTGTTAGTAAGCCTCAATCTTTCAGTAGGCTCTATTGTCTCTAACATGTGAGTAAAGTCAGTAGCGTTGGAAACGAACTTACCAGATTTAACAGGCTTACTCAAATTTAATTGTTCCAACTTATTCACCCTGTCTCTATAATCTGATTTGTGAATATCCCAATCCTTGTCTAGTGATAATATATCAGTGACGAACTTTATGTCTAGTCCATCTACCTCTACTTCTAAGATAGCCTCTTGTTCAATAGGCAGGCTGAGAGGCTTACCCATAAGTTGTCGATGCCTGTCATAAAGAACACCTTTGAAGTTACCTTTTGGAAACTCGGTGATGTGTAAGTATCTTCTTGGATTGGATATTACTTCTACAAATACATCTGTAGGAGTTGTGAATTTATCCCACGCTTTGTAAACGGGACCAACGAATGGCTGACCCGGTTGCATGGTTCTTACTTCGATTGGTTTCTGAGTACCAATCATTCTTTGTGCTATCTCTGCTGGTAGCATCGTTTGGAGTAGGATATTGATTGATTGTAATGTTTGAGGATTCTCGCCCACTACATAGGATATGATTTGTAAAAAGCGATTGATAGGTATAGGTGGCCTTTCACCTGTGGCTCTTGCCCAGAATACTAATGCCTCTTTCTCATTCATTTTGCTGGCAATCTCAAGGAAGCCTAGGTCTTTTATTCGAGCCATCAAATTGAGTCCTTGTTTGACGGTCAATCCGTCGCCCCCATACTCTGGGGACTCAAGTGCTAATAGTGGCACCATCGGTTTACCTGCCAATGCTTCATCCCATACTAAGGGAGAGATTGACAACTTCTTACACACATCGTCTCTTAGGTCTCGAAAAGAAACATACTGTCTTGGATATTTAGAATAGGAAGGGAAGAACATATCTATTAGTTGGTTCAAATCATCTATAGAATCACGCACTGCGAGACTAACTGTATCTATCAACTTGTTAAAGTATTGAGAACGGTTCTCACTATCTCGCATATAGTTGCGATAATAGTTACGCAGTTCTTCCGATATCTGAGATGCCTCAGCCAGTAGCATTCGTTTCCCTCAGTTCTTCGAGGGTATGTGTTAACGCTTTGATTAGAGTGCTTGTATCTTCAAGTGACAACCTTACGCCCTCTCTCGTAAAGCCTTCACCTTTCGGATGCTCTATTGTTCTTCGAGTTCTAATATCAATGGCAGGTTTACCTCGACCTTTGGGAGTAGCAACGCTCATGACTATCTCAGCCTTTCCTTTCCACTTAGCAGTGGTTGAAGGAACACGCCACTTAATCTCTTGGTCGAATGCACTCATACTGGTCTTCCTCCGCCTCTTTGGTGACCACAAGACCATATCTTGATTTCAACACCGTCTTCAATGCCATGGAATAAAACATTGGTTTGACCGCATGTAGGGCATTTTCGATTCTTCCACTTCACGCTGTCACCTCCACGCCTTCTCCATCCCCTAACTCAGACCAATCAAACTCACCATCGGCTTTCCATCGAATGACCCAACTCTTTGGGACATACTTGATGTGTTCTTTGTGTAGTTTGACTCTTTGGTGAAGTCGGTTTGAATCACCATGAGCAGGGCACAAGCCCCACTCCATGTCTCCTTCGTGGTCATCCCACTTTGGAGTTCGCTCAATGAAGTATGGCTCTTGTTCATCACCACACTCCATACAATACCAACTTATCTTGAGTGAATGATACTGTCTTTTACTCACGCCGTCACCTCCACGCCTTGCCACCAATTAAGACACCCAATGACATCTTCTCCTCCGAACTTTTTATTCCATCTTGGGTCTTTCTTGAGTGGTATGTGGTAGCACCACGCACATTCATTTTCTCTTCCGCAAGCCATTACGCAGTCACCTCCCACCAAGTAGGGACATCTGCTCGAATGTATCTGACACCACCCTTGCTGTATTCCTTAGACTTGTAGTAAGACCTGTAGGCTTTGACTACATCGTCATCGGATTTGTATTCGTCTGGCATAGCCTGTGCAAATGGTGTCATGTAATTCTCCTCAAACTTAGCGGTCTTCCACATACGAGCCATGTGATTGATTGGTCCGTAACAAGCATGTTCTTTGCCGAACCTTCGAGTGTATTCCTTGCATTGTTCGATTGCATGTAGAGCAAGCCATACAAAGTTAGCACGACTGTCGCCAGCCCATACTGTGCATGGGTGATGCTTGTAGCCTCCCTTGTATGGCTTACCTGCTTTAGTAAGTGGCATCTCTTCATCAGTAGCACCATGTCTACGCAGGGCCGATGCCATCATCTGTGCGCTTTCTACGCACATCTTGGGTAGTCTAACATCGTCTAGGTATCTAGCGGCTTGCGCTGGGTCTTCATCTAATACAAATATGTTCATGCTTCCACCTGCCCTTCAAGGGTTATGATAAGTCCCAGAATTGTCTCTCTTGCTTTATCTATGTCACCGTTGTCTATATGCGCTATTGCTATACCTGCCAATCCAATGATTGCTTTATCTCGATGTGTATTCATATCTATTCCTCTCTATCTTCATACATTACTACAATCGCCATACCTTTAGCCATTAGTTCCATGCACCATTGTTTCATCTTTTTATCAGACCATTTATCTCTACCGTGATGTTCATCGTTACATGTCATGCACCAGTCTTGGTCTTCTTTGAATAATAGTTCATGTTGCCAAGAAGGTTTACCGCAGTTTTCGCAAGGGTTACTGACATCATTCTTGGACACCATTATTGCTCTAACAAATGGTAAGTAATTGCTATCTTTTGATTGTAATATTTCTACTCTCATTCTTCTTCGCTCCTTTCTATTTCTTTGAATGTAACAACCGCCCCTCTGACATGAGGAGGTAGTAGGTCACCGTTAAACGGACAGAATGTTCCGAGTATTAACAAAGAGTCGCCTATCTTACTGTCTATCATGTCGATAATTGTAGGCCGGTCAATCGCAGTGTAAACTATTTTGCTGGTTTTGTAAGTGAGCATTGCTTCATCGTCACCTGCAAGTAATCCGTAGTCGTAAGGTTCAGTCGGTATCTCTGCATCACAAGTAGGACAGGTTATCAAGACATGCCATTGCTCAACCATCTCGGTCTCACCGTTAGGTAACAACATCTCTTGCTGACCTTCGTGTTTCCATACACCTTCCTCAAGTGGGAAAGCCGACAGTGGAGTACCACAAGAGCATTTCCAACTCTGTGCTAACTCTTGTCGCATCTGCATCTCTTTGACATGCTTCTGCTCTGGTGTCAAATGCTCTACTTCAACAAGTTGACATGTGGTTTCGTCTACAGTCCACCCGACATCCTCAAGTAACAATCTCATTCGTATCCTTGCTTGGGCACTCATAGGAGTGTTTTCTTGTGTTGTTAGTGTAACTTTGTTATTACCCTCTTTGACATAGGATAATCCTAAGCCATGCGGTTGCCAAAGCCCTCCTTCTCTCAGTCGTTCTAGTATTAGTTTCACTGCTTCTTCTGGTGTTTCTTCTATGTTTATTCCCCCTCAGTATAAAATTTGACTGAACATTGGTATGTTCTCAAGTTGCTTTTCAATTGATACTCCGTCAATGCTCTTCCTTGTAATATCGCCAAGCACTTTGTGAACTGTCTGTAGTCTGTCAGTCATGGTGTTGTAGTTGAGCGTAGAACCTTTCAGATTAGTTCCCTTACCATCTGTCCACTCTGGCTTGTGAGTGATAGCACCCGTCAATATGTTCATGACTTGATATAGAGTTCCTTGGTCTTTAGGACTGACTGCTACCCAAGGCTCGCTTGGGTTAGTCCAACCTTGTCCCATGAGTCTCCACATGTAGCCTCTGCTCAATCCAGTAACATTACCTGCGTCGTCTCTTTTGACAACTGGCTTAGTGATTAGTTTCTTTCTTTGACAGATGGTCATTAGTTTCTCAAAGACATCTCTGTTGATTTGTATATCTTTCATTGATTCGGCTACAATGATTTCTTGAGCCGCTACTTCCAAAACTTCCATTATCTTCTCAGCCAAGCCTTCAAAGTCATAGTTACCTAGTGCATTGGTTGTGTGCTTGAGATTAACGATGGTAGCACTGTCACCTAACACTTGTCCGTTTGAACACTGTAGTCTCTCAGCAACTGCTTGAACCTTGAACGCTGATGAGCCATCGAGACTGTTGTAGATAGCGAAACCAATACGATAGTCGCCTTGATTGCGGAAGCCTCTCCTTGTCCACTTGTCTCCTAAGTTAGAGGTGGCCTTTTCCCAATCTACATTACTAGTAGCGTCTACAAACATGGCAGATGCTTTACCTTCGTTCCATGCAAGGACTTGCGCTGGCCAACCTTTCTCAGCGGCCATGTCCAATATTGGGCCATATCCTTTTCGATAAGGCATAGGATAGTATGTCGGACTAAATGTCCCTAAGTAAGCACCAGCAGGTCGCTTGTTGCTTTGGTAGAGTGGATTGAAGATGTGGTAAGCAATTGGCTCACCTGCTTCATTGTTTACTCTAGCAACAGTAGCACCTTCTTGACCTTCTTCGTGAACTACGAAAGCAGGTTTTCTTACAGGTTCAAAGTCCCAGTTGATTGTGTCTTTCTTTTTCCTTCCGCCACTGAACAACATATCGTCAAATGGGCCATCTGGCATGACTACTGTTTCAGTACCACTGTCTTCGTCTACTAATGTAATAGTAGGTGCTTCTTGTGGCAAAGACCATACAGGTACATCATCCGATTCTTCTGCTTGTGTAGTCGTTGGTATGTCTTCGTGGTTTTCCATAGCAGTTACTATGTCAATCTGTTCTTGGGTTACATGAAGTGGTGCCCAGTCGCCTTGAACTATCTTAGCGATGTGTGCGCCTCTTACTGTTCCGTCATCCGGTCTTACTAACAATGCAACTCTACCACCTTCGATGCGCTCGAATCGTGCTATCATTGTCCTTGTTAATCTGAGAGTGTGAACGCCCGTTACTGTCGGGTATTCGACCTCTACCAAATTCTGTGTGCTCTGTGTTATCTTGCCTATCAATACTACTTCTGTCATATTTTGTTCCTCCTTGTTTTTGTTTATATTTTTTACCATTCGTTTTGCTGGTTCTTTGTTCGCTACCGTTCCTTTGTTAGTTCTTTATATAGTGAATCTTCGTTCAATCGAACAGAAAAACGCATGGAATCGGTGTACTCCGCTTGATTTTATACTCTTCACGGTCTAGTAGAATGCCTCTTTGAATAGCCGAAGAACTATCATGGTTCATTTTTTCTAGCCCTTCGTCTAAGACTTCCAACATATCTTGAATAGTTTTACCTTCATGTGGAAATAACTGAACGCACTTAGTGTCTTCAATGTCGTGTAATACTATTGTACCAACTTCACTAAAGTCTATCACGATATCAACCTCTTAATACATCTAACTGCTTTGACATGGTTTCCTTCTAAGTGTTTAACCATCAGTTGTCTACTGCAAGATTTCCATCCATGGTCGTTAAGAAAATTCTCACTGATACAATGAAGTATTCTTTCTACAGGAATGTGATTATTGTAATGCATTTTGTGACCAGTCTTTGCATAGTACTTTTCGTAAACTACTGCGTAATAATCTCTTTTGACTACATGCTCTTGGTCATCGGATATCTCGTCAAGTGCTTCTACAGCCGCTTCTCTAACGGACTTCCAATCCAAACTTTTCTGAGAGCCTCTACCCATTACTTGAACCTCCAGCCTCGCTCTTTCTTCAATCGCTTAACTAATTCACTGACAAGACCCTTTCGCTGTTGGACATTACCACCGTCGAGAACAGCCTTGACAACTTGCCGCTTCTGCTCTACAACCCTGTCAAAGTGTTCGTCAATTGTTCCAACACATGACAAGTAGACAGCGTGTACATGTTGACTCTCCTGTCCAATACGATATACACGGTCTTCGGCTTGCTCTTCATCAGTCGGTGTCCATTCTCTTTCGATGAACAAGACTGTGTCAGCCTTAGTAAGAGTGATACCTTCCTTTGCCGCAATAGTATTACAGACTAAGACACCAATCTTACCCGCTTGAAAGTCGTCAACAAGTTCTTGCCTTGTCTTTGAATCAGTCGCACCGGATATTATCTTACCGTTCACTTTCTTGGCCAGTCTTTCGACTACCTCACGGTGATGTGCAAATACCACTATCGGCTTACCTGTTTGTTCTCTGTATTGCTTAATCCAGTCAGCCGCATAGTTAACTTTGATGTGACCGCATATCTGTCGCAGGTCGTTAATCATAGTGAGCATAATACCCTTTGGCAAAGACTGACCATTTAGATAGTAAGAATCAATCTGTCTGTCCCATTCTTCTTGAGCGAAGTCGTATGGACTTCTTACCGCTTTGTCTAATTCAATAGGGAAGAAAGTTCGTGTCTTCGGTGGTAGTTCGGGTAGCACCTCGCTCTTGAGTCTACGAATACACAAGTCTCTTGTGCGTTCATTGAGTTCTTTAATATTGGATGCACCGTTGAAGTTCCAACCAAACCCATCATTGTATGGGTCGCAGTATCTTTGTGCAAAGTCCCAAAAAGAATTGAACTGACTTGGTCTCATGAGATTGAGAGTATTGAAGAACTCTTTTGGTCTACTAGATATAGCAGTACCGGACAAAGCAATCACTTTAGGGCTGGCGTGTGCTATTGTTAAAGTAGCAGTAGTTCTTTGAACAGGATTCTTTTTGCTTCCAACATTTTTGATGTAGTGACTCTCGTCAAGAATTACTAACTTGAGCATCTTTGAGTAAAGTGACTTGTTATACTTCATCATCATGTCGTAATTGATGATTATGAAATCGACATCCGGTATGTATTTGTCAGCAAAGATACCTCTGCTCTCCAAAAACTTCTCAGCCGTTTTCCTCGTTTTCAAGTCGGATTCTTTTGCACCTTTTTCCTTGGCGATGTTCTTGACATCAGCCGCTTTGATATCGGAAGAGGGAGTTACTACATGAACAGTCTCATTAGGTAACCACTTGTTCAATTCCTTCTTCCAGTTGAATTTGACATTGGATGGACAGACAACCAAAGCAGGTCGGGCTTTCGGATTGATAGCCGCATAACCTATGGCACTGATTGTCTTACCAATACCCATCTCGTCTCCGATAAGGCATCTACCTTTACTGGCCTCAGCAAAAGCAACCGCTACCTTTTGGAATGGATATAGGTCAAGACCTTCGGGAAACTTACCCGCTAGTCTTTCGTTGATACTTTCAAGGCTGACATCATCAAGTTCAGCCGCACCGCTAAGTTCTACTCTCTCGATGCTACTCTCAATCTCAGCCTTAACTGAGTCATCTGTTCGGATGGCTTCGGCCAGAGGCTCGTAGAAATCTGCGAGCATACTGTATAAAGTAGAAGCCTGTGCAATTGGAATACTCCAACACTTATCCTCAGCGTGGAACTTCCAACCTGCCACACTTCTTACAGTCAAACGAACCTTATTTCTCAAGTCTTCGTCTCGAATAAAAGGCCAGTGAAGATAGAGTCGTGTGCGCTTTTTCTTCACCCAGCAGTTAGATTTGTTTCGCCCGTTTTTGGAAAAGGATTTGGTGTATGTTTTTACGACGCTGACATCATAGCCAAGATTGTCTAATAGTTCACAAGCGTCGTTTACGGTTTCGGGACTTGCATCAATACTCCACAGTTTCTTTTCGACATCGAACATGTAACGAGGGAAAGGGATGTTATCTTTCAAGTAATGAAAGGTGTCTAAGTTATACCGCATCTTCAATCCAACTCGCTCACCAAACTGAGCGTGTTTGTAAAGTTCAACGGTTACTAATTCTTGCATCTTATCACAGCCTTTCATGTGCTATCCAGTATATGTCGTCTGCCAAACCATCTACTTCTACCTTACAGTCAGAGCAAAGGCTTTCGTATTCTTCTTCCTCACCGATACATGCTTTACATGGTATGTCAAAGCCGTTGTAGTGTAAGCATCTGTCACAGCAAACCTCACCGTCTGGGTGGCATTCTTTACAGAACACTTCGTATTCGGTTTCTCCATCTGCTGATTCAACGATGTGTGTTTTTCTCATGCCGTCACTCTCCGTTGTATGTAGCACCGTTGGCCATGTTGACTAACTGGTCAATTGCATACTCTCTGTCTACTTGACTGGTGCTTTCTTTAGCAATCAGTTCTAGGAATCTGATGTAACCTGCTTTCTTAGGTGTCATGTTCATTTTCATTCCTCCTTTTCCACTGAAATATACTCCTCTGCTGAAATGTATTTCAAACCGGGACTTTCATTAATCCAATACTGTCCGTCTTTTCCATTATGCCTCATCCCGACAATCTCATATTTTACAATCAGTATTCTCATATTGAAGCCTCAGTGTATTCTTCGTAGATGTATTCCTCTGTTTCGATTCTAAGTTTTAGTTCACTCATTCTTCTTCGCCTCTGTCAAATGAGTTTACTTCTACTGGGTCAAGAGTGACTTCAATCTTGCCGACTACACTTGCGATGTTCGGCTGAGGGTCAATCCCTTTCTCAATCAAATAGTTCATTCTCCAAACTTCAATTGCATGCTTTAGTTCGTTCATTATTCCATCATTGTATGTCATTCTTATTCCTCTCCTTTCATGTTTTTTACTATGTTAGAGACATCGACTTTGTAAGTACCGCTTTCAGTGGTTTCTGTCTCCAGTGGAAGTGGGGGTTTCTCATCCGTTTCTGTGGTTTCTTGAGAAGGTTGGTCGTCATCTATCTCAATATCTTTGAGTTTCTTACCTGCTAAATCACCAAACAATTTTGGGTCGTTTGGCATCTCTAACTGCATAGGAGTCTTAGGTTCGATGAGATAGTTAGCACCAGTGATGATACAGATAACTTCTATGCAGTGTATTTCACCGAACTTATCGCTGTAGACATGCGTCTTAAACTCATGATAATTTTTCTTTGCTATCTCTAAGTCACGGTATGTTTGCATGGTCTTTTCAAGTTTCAAGGCTTGTTCGTTTAATTCTTTTATTTGTTTTTCATAATCTTCTTTCTTCATTCAATCACCTCTGCTAAATGGGTTCTTTGTGGTAGACCTCCAACACTCGTCACATATCTTGTAGACAGGATGAATGTTGACGCTGGTTCTTCTTTTACATCGCTTGCATTCTAAGTCTTTCATTCTTCTCACTTCCTTTCCTTTGTTAGTTCTTTAAATACTGAATCACTCCAGTGGGTGGTCTATGTTCGTATCTCCTAATGTCCATCGAAGGGCTTTGACCACACCCTCCAACGCTTTGTAATTACGCATGTGATACATGCGGTCTTTTCTTTTACATCTCTGCATAGCAGTATAATGCTGATTCTGTTTCCTCTCTGCTCTATCAAGCATGTTATGTATATCTTCCCATGTTCTATTGTATGTGAAGTGTTCACTGTCTTGGTGGTCGCTCATTGTCATGTTTATTCCTCTTCTTCGAATAGTATTTGTGCGAACTTTGAAGGTTCAAGGGTCTGCCATCCGTCTGATGACTCAATTATAAACTCAAACTTGTCGGGCTTGTATTCGTTTAAATCAACATTTGCTTTCAACAACTTAAGCCAAACATCGTCGTAATCTAATGAATCTATGATAGTTCTTGAGAAACGAGCGTATTCGATTATCAACCCAATCCTTCTTGTGTTTAGTGAGTCTAAGTAGAACTGTACATCTAGTGCTTGTTCAGTTTCTTTGTGCTGTTCTTCCATTACATCTAAGAATATGTCAGCCTTGCTTCCATCAACTGTCTCTAACCAGACGACTCCATACTCATCTTTCACGGTTTGCCATTCGTTTCTGTCGTATTTTTTACGGAGTTCTTGCTCTACGCTGATTCGATTACATTTCTCCATCAGCGTAGAGTTATCTCCAAATGGGAAACTTCGTCTCATTCAATCAACTCCTTCAATTCGTGTGTTTCTATTTCTAAGTCTAAGTAAGCCTTGATACCTTCACGCAACCGCTTGACTTCTTCAAGAAGAAGTGGTGCGTCTTGTATCAACGCTCTATCTGCATCGTGGTCAAAATGACTTGCATATTGTTTCCAAGTCCAAATGTAATCATCTGTATGTCCTTCGTATTTGTCTGTGTCAATCATTGGTGAATCAACTCCAGTATAATTTCCATTTGTCCGTTTGCATATTCTATCACACAGAAAGGCAATGCCTCTCCGTGTCTTGTTTCTATTACTTTGTTCATATCATCCACTCCTTCATTTCTTCCGTGTAATCTTCTTCGATGAAAGTCCTTGCGTTACTGGTTATCCAGTCAAACAAATTTTCATTCTCGAAGAGGCCAACGCTGTCCGAAATGACCATGATGGATTTCAGTAACCCTGCCTCTCTTTTCTTCATTCTTGCTAATTCTTTTCTTGTTTTTGCTAATTGTATTCCTAATCCTTTACTCATTCTTATCTCTCCCTAGTACTTTTTCTTTTGGCATTTTCAAGTCACCAAGCACCCATCGTAGGGTATTGATGACTCCTTCAAGTCCCTTGTAGTTATTCCAGTGTTGCATACGCAACGACTTAGGACAACGCTGAAACGCTGTCCATCTTTTGTTCTGCTCTTTTTCTGCTTCATCTAGTAGTGATTCAATCTGTTCCCATGTCTTGCTGTATGTGAAATGTTCACTATCTTGGTGGTCACTCATTGTCATTTGTTTCCCTCACAAAAGATGATAGTCACTCCGTGTAGTCCGGTTCTGAACATTCCCAATAGATATACTCCTCAGTCTCTATCTTGATTACCAAGTGCGTGTTCTTCATTCTTCCTCGCCCCAGTTGTTATCTCTTTTCTCGTTTTCATTCTGTACTACGGCTGGCCAAACACTGATACTTCTGTATCTCTCTAAGTCTCCTTTGATGTAGTACAACTGTTTGACTGTACAGTTTCTAAACCTTGAATCACGATGTCTAATCATATCAAACAACACAGGCCAAGTGACTGTATGCCAATCACTTAAGTGTTCACCGAACTTCAACAATATACTGAGACGCTTCCTACCCTTGGCTCGCTGTAATTGTTTCAACCTCTTAACTGCACCATCAACTGTATACAGTGTCCACTTGTATTCGTCTTCTTGTGTTCCTTTCTCAATCCAATTAGGAGACACAGCGATTCCCTTGTTGAACTTCCCTTCGTCATTTAGTATGTATTCTAAATCTGTTACTTCCCCTTTTCTTATAGACCTCTTTCCCTTCATTCTTTCACCTCAAATATATCGTTTCTTTGTGCTTCACTTGCATACCATTCAACATGCGTTACTTCTTCACCATCCATCCAATAGATGCCATAGACATAACCATCGTTGTCATCATCGTCAAATGCTCTTTCGTCATACCAGTTCACCTTTATCTTCATTCCTTCACCTCGATTTCGTATTCGTTTCTTTCCAACGCATGTTCGATTGCATCCTTCCAGCACTTGAGGAAGTAGTCAAGGTCATCCTTGACACAGCAATGTTCTATGTCATGTTGGATGTCCTCTAAGACTGATTGGTAAATTAGTTCTTTGTCAATGTAATACTTTGTCATATCTATTCCTCCTCGCTGAAAAATACTGCTGTCAAATAGTCAATCAAACTCCTTGCATCTTCTTTGGTGAACAGTCTCAAGTCCTCTTCGTAGATTGAGTCTGCAATGAAAGCGTGGTCTACTTCTACTCTTGTAGTGTATAGTTTTTCGTCACCGTTGGTGCATATTATTTCATGTACTGCTATCATACTTAGTCCTCCTCTACATCAATGTCTCCGTTGTAGATGATGTCACGGATGTTCTCTTCGATATAATCTCTGAGCGTTGTGTCCATCAAATCCACTATGTCTATCTCATGTGTTGCTTCTATCCTTATGTTAATTCTCATATTCATTCCTCCTCTTCTGTGTGTTTCATTCTTAGAGCGTTGAGTAATCGCTTCTTAAACTTCGCTCTGTATCTGCTGTTCTGTGCTTGCTTTTGTCTTGCTGTTTTCATTATTCATTCCTCCTTGTTTTGTTTCTTTTTGTTTGGGTCTTGGTAGTTTTCTATACCAAGTATGTGTGCTATCATTTCGTTGAGTGTTTTCATCAATATCCCTCTCCTATCAAATGTTCTTGTCCGTATTTGGTCATCATGTTTCTCAATTCCTCCTGTGTAAGTGGGAACTCATCATAGTCAGGTAGGTCAATCGCTCGGAGGATAGAAATTATGTCCTTACGCAATCGCTTGACTTCTGCGAGGAGTTCTTTGTATTCATCAACCGAAAGGCTACTGTATCTCTCAAGTAATTCTTCATTCGTCATTCCGTATTTGTCTGTGTCAATCATTGTTCATTCCTCTCCGTTTGGTAGGTAGCCCCAGAACTCATCCCATGTGTTCTTCCACATGACAGATGCATCGTAAGCAGTTGTGTGAACATTCAGCCAGCGTGTGAGTAGAGCATCTCTTTGTTCAATGAGTGACTCATGTATGTTACGCAGTTTGTTTGGTAGAGTAGCCTTGTAGTTACGCATGACATTGGATTGATAGTCCATGAATTTAGTAGTGACTTCTGCGAGGTCAAGTGGTATGAGTTCACCTGTTTCTCCGTCAATGTATTTGGTGTTGTATGACAGAGCAAACGAGAACTTGCCATGAGTAGAACTTGAGTTACCATTACGATACTCAGAAAGTGTATCCATGATGTGTTCGTAGATTTGGCGACCATTGTTGTAGAGGGATTTGTTATTTTTCTCCAATTCGTTAATCCTAATTTCCATGTTGTCTAAGTTCCTTTGGTCAAGCCAGATAGTATGTGCGTCATTGTGCTGATTGTATTCAGCCATGTACTTGACTAAGCCTTCCAACTGTTTGGATAGCATTTCTTGGACTGAATTTTTGCGGTAGTAGTAGTTAGATGCTGCGCCACGATAAGGGTTATTCCAATGCGCTCTTTCATAGTCCACCTTTGGTTTCTTGGTCACACGGTATTCGTAGTCACGACCATACCAATCCTTTTCCCTGTAAGTAATCACATGGTCTTTCTTGGATGTCAACCAACCGAACACCTCAAGTAGTTCTGCTTGTGTTAGTGAAGTCTTAGTCAGTGCTTTTACTATCTCTTCTGTATTGGTGGGTATGTCACCATAGTATCTGACTGAACCTTTGATTGCGTTCAAGTAAGTGTTCACAATGGCTGGGACTTTCTCCCACTGAACCTTACGCTGGTATGTCCATTCTATCTCTTCGTCTGTTATTTCTTTTGCTTGTTTCTTCATCATTGCTATTGTGTTATTCATATTTATTCCTCCTGTGTTGTGAACAGATTGGTTTGGTCGGGATGTTCAGCCGCCCTTCTTTGTATTGCCCTTGTCGAGTTACCGAATAGGTAATCAGTTTCTTCTTTGATGAGTTCGTTCAAGTCACCGTTACACCACACCGAACCGTCACCCTCTACACAGACCTCACATTCATAGAGCAAGTGTGATACTAGTCTGTCCATTTGTTCAATGGTCAAGTCGTCGTTGTTTATACACATGGTAACCATCTCTCTTTCCCAATTGTAGTATTGGTCATCTTCGCTTGCTAGTTGTAGGTAGTCGTAACCATTGTCCTGTATGTATTCATAGATTTCTTCACCCGCTTTAGTGAGTCTACCATCTACGATTGGTCGAGTATTAATTTGCATGACATAGCCACAAGCCCAGTGTCTGAATCTAACTACATCATGGTTGTCGCTATCCATGTCTGTTAATTTTTCATCAAGTATAGCGAAAGCAATCTCTTCAAGTTTAGTTTGTGTTGGATTCCATGATACAGTGAGTAGCCACCCATCATCATCCCAGAAGTTATCACCACCGTAGTCGCTGGGGTATTGTTGTTCTTTCATCAAGGACTCAAAGTAGTCCATCGCTTCTTTCTCGTATTGTGTTATCTCTTCATTCATATTCATTCCTCTCCATCTGTGTTTGAAATGTAGAACTCGCCACGCATTATATTCATAATCTCGGTGGCCGCTTCTTCTATGTCATCAACTAATCCATCGTTAGCGTTGAAGAAAAAGAAGCGAGCGAGATTGAGAATAGATAAGTCGTTGGCGATACTTTTGTTATCAACCAAACCATACTCATTCAGTTCGTAGGTGTGGTAAGGCCATTCATCTTCGTCGGGTGTTATTATTGTTTCATTCATATTCATTCCTCCTCAATTAATTCTAGTTCGTCATTGTCAATACATCGCTGTACATATTCACGGAAGGTTTCTTCCATAACCCATCCGTGGTTTTGGTAGTACCACTCCTTGTATTCTTTGAAGTCATTGTAGAGTGCAAATAATGTTTTTATCTTCATATCAATTCACCTTCCTCATCATATTCCCACAGTCCGAAGTCGCCTTCTTCCCACGACCAATGGATATTGTCTGGTCTTTCTGTCGCTACATTGAGGTATTCAATCGCTTCATCTACAAAGCAAACCAGAACATCAAGGTCTGTCATTTCATCTGCATTAAGTTCAGTAGCATCCCAACCATGTTGATATGCGAACTCAATTATTCTTCTCGTGTTGTATTCAAATCCGAATGCCCCATCGAAGTAGCATCCTATATCTTCTCTTGTGTATTTATCTTTCATGTTATCACCGATTCCTGTCAATGAGGTAGATGCTTTTCTCGTAAGTGCTGTGTTGAAGGTCAATCCTTGTGTAGTGATGCATCATGTCACGAGCATAGTCATCCCAATCAATGTATGATTCCATGGGATGTCCTTCTGTCATGTCACCTGTGGAATAAGCCCACTCCATGAAGAAGTCCTTGATGTCACTCTCGTATTCACCTATGTAGTAGAGTAAATCAACGGCCTCTTCTACTTGCTCGACAGTTGGAATACTTCTTCCGTGATGTTGCATTGCCGCTTCAATACCTGCGACATATCTTTGACCGTGTTCATCAACCAAGTCCATGATGTCAGCAAGTTGTTCAAGGTCAGGCCACTCACCGAAGTCCGAAGAGAACCTACCAATCTCACCGTCGTAGTCTTGGATGTGCCACTCGTCACCACAGTTTGGCCGAGAGCATACTGATTTGACTACGCCAACCTCGATGGCTTCTCTTAGTTCGTCTGCGTTTATCCATTTGAATGTCAGTCTGCCATCATTGTAACAGCCCAGACATCCCATTGCTATTCTTTCTTCTCGTATTTGTTTTGTTTCGCTTATCATGTTTATTCCTCCTCTTGCTTCTTTTGTAATTCTAATTTCTTGCGCTCGTCTTGCTCTTTCTTTCTCTTGTAGTATTCAGCAGTCTTGAATGGATTGTACGGTTCTCTTCTTCTTCCCATATTTATTCCTCCTTGTCTACTGTGAGTAGTTCATCCATTACGGTTCGCAAGTAGTTCAGCATCCTGTAATCTTCTGTAGTGCGAGCAGTTTTGTGATGGTGATTGTATAGTATGTTCAGTTTTTTCTTGTGTGCTATCAGTTCCTCAAGCGTGAGTCCTTGTTTGATTGTAGTGTGTTCATCTCCCTCACTATGCCAGTCACATATGTTGCATGAGGAGAACCAGTCTCCTCCAAATGAAGCAGTGTATGAGTGCTCAATTGGTTCGTTACATCCTGTACAGTTTGTCATGTTCATTCCTCCTCATCGTAAAGGTATTCCTTGCCACCTGCGGTTCGATACATCTCTTCGATGTAATACATGTAGTCACCACCGTCGTGTAATTCTTCACGCCATTGTTCACCAGTATCTTCGTCAGTGTATGTGTAGTGAATGACTGTATCTTCTCGTTGCATAATCTTGATGAACCAACCCATGCTTTCGGTGCGAGATACAACCTCGTCTTTGAGTCTACCGAGTTCAACATAGTGTTGGTTGGCATAGGTCTTGGTACCGATGTTAGAGTCAAGTAGTTCTCTTAGTTTCTTGTGCGCTTTCATGCAATCAACGACGAGTTGCTTGGTTGCTACATCCTTGAACTTGAACAGTCCGTGTAGTCCGTTCTCCTCATTGACAAACTCCGCCTCGAAGAATAAGTCTGCGAGTTCAATAGGTATTCCGTAGGCTGCGAACTGTGACATCAACATAGTGTTGTTGTGGTAGTCTTTGTTCTTGTACCAGTGAGAGTCAGTACCTTGATTGACATCAGTGTACTCCCAAAGGTTTCCTGAGTAGACACCCATGATGAGCATGTTGCCCTCACTTCTTCCTCCCTCTTGTCCGAGAAACCTAATCTCGCTATCTTCTTCTTGCTCGCTTGTGTTATTCTTTTCTTGTTCTTGTTTCATATTTATTCCTCCTTATCTTACCTCGTAGATGACTTCACCGTATTCGTTTTCCCAACACATGATGTCGTCAATTACATCGTAACTTATCGTTTCGTATTCAAACATCAATGCTAGGTGATTGATACAAGTGATTACATCAAACGAATTCATGTTCCATGCGTTACAGAACATGACAATGTTTTCTGCTAATTTGTAGGGGTGTGCATACATATCTGCAACACCTCTAAACACTAGTTCTCCTATCATGAGTTTTTGTTTCGGTGTTAATTCATAATCCGTATTCATATTCATGTTTATTCTTCCTGTTTTTTCTGGGTTAGCAAACCAAGGTGAAGCAACACTTCTTTATCCCTTTATAAAGGAAGCCTAGAGAAAGGGCTACTGAGCCTTTGTTCACTTTGTTCGATAGATATTCTAGTCACAATACAATAGGTAGTTTGTATAGTATATTCATAGTAGTCTAAATTATAATAATATAAATATAGAGATACTACTATACACAATACTAATGCTTTGGTTTGTATTCTGACTAGAGTATACATCGAACAGATTGTACAAAGCCGTAGTGCCACGGTTTGTATGGAAGGGAGAGCCCAACTGACATGATATTGAGCATCATGCTCACCCCCACATTACCTCAATGCAGGTATGGGTATTCGTCGGACTCCCCCTGTGAATGTCAATCATGGGCGTGGCAAGGAGTTGCACCCTGCTCTTTCCCTAAAGTGATGCACCACTTTAGGGTTGTGTCATGTAGAGAGAACCGGCTTCTCTAATCTATCGCCATGATATGTTCAGCATCACTGCTGAATTAGTTATACTATTGCGTATAACTATTGCCGGAAACGCATTGCTGCGTAAGAATCCCTTAGATGTAAAGGATTGGTGAATAGGATATGGAAAGGTCTTGGGTAGTGGGTGGGGAGGTCTGGTTGCATGGCTCGCTGTGGCGTAGGTGCAGATTTTCTGGAAAGAAAATAAGGAAGCAACCCACATGGTGGAGTGGGCAAGGTGAGGTTACATCACAATGGATTAGGTTGCGACCCTTAGCCTTATTAGCGGCACCAAAGTGATTTTGCACCTTGCCCACTCCGTGAGTGGGTGGGAGAGTTCGACACGAAGTAGTGGACATCCCGGCTGTCCCCGCCATGTGAGGTCTTTTGGTCGAACTCTCCCGTGAGTGGGTGGGATGGGGCAGGCGAAACGCGAAAAAGCCTGCCCCACCCCTGATGATATATGATGAGTGGGTGGCAGGTAAGGACTCCCATGTTTAGTTAGAGTTGGCCACATACTGGCACACTTGGATGCTCTAACCACGCTCACACATGTTAAACAGAAGTGCTTTGCAGTGCCTTACCCACCATGAATGGGAAGTCACGGAGTGAGGTTGTTTTTGCCTGTCTCATAAGAAGTCGCTCTCGACTGTATGAGTTTCACTCACTCCGTGATGTGATGTTGTACCGCACATATTTTCCTACCCAGTGCGGTTTGGGTACGGTTGGGGGTTACTCAAGAAAAGTTCTTGTCGTATTCGGAGTAGTCTCCGTCAGCCTTGTACACGGTCACGAAATCAACCGCTTCCAGTTTCATACTGGCTTTGTTAGGTTGTTCCCACCAGTCAGAACCGTAGGTCATGTTACAGTATTTGTTGATTGCTTTCTTAGCGTTAGGTAGTGGGTCAGAAGTTTCCCAGCCAATGATGCGGTCTTTCTTCTGTCTGTTGTTTTCTCTACCCATGATAGGCTTTCTGACTACAAGCGCAGTACCCGTCTTGAGTGCAAGGTTCAATTCAGCGTTGTTCTTAGCCGTCTTGATAGCCGATTTCTCAGCCCTTCGAACAGTCGCTAGACAATGGAACAGCGCATTGACTCTAGTACCTGCATTGTGACCTCTAGTAATCGGGTGACTCAAATCTAGCATGTTCTTCAATCCCGCAAGGTTAGGTGTACCTGTAGGGAATCCTTTGACTACGCTTATCGGTCTACCATGCTCTAGCACTCTAGCATGAGAAGTTTGTAGCCCACGGATAATCTCATCACGGGTAAATGTGTTCATGGTATTCTCTTTGCCATATCCTACGGTAAATTCAATCTTGCCCTCGGCCAGAAATTCATTACGCTTGATAGGTAAGTCAAGTGACTTACTCCTACCTCGTAAGAAGCCCACTAGAGTAGGGCGTACTTGTTCTTCTTCCATTTGCATTGCATAACTAGGTGTGTTATTATTGTTCATATTTCATTCCTCTTGTAGCGCACCATGCCACACTCCCCATACCACACCACTCCACAGTGGGAGAGGGGGAGGGGGGAGTAGCAAAGTTTGCTGGGAAATCACTTCTTTATCCCTTTATAAAGGAACTCTCTATTCGGTGGACTGAGAGCCATCGGAATAAACATCGTGTATAGTTTAGACGATGGGTTTAGACGAATGCGTAAGAAGATGAATGTATGTACAGTTCCACCCATATGAGTGGGTGAGTGCGTAGCACACCCCACCGACCACAGACAACCACGCACCACACACCCAGACAGACACAGCCGGGCGGCTCACATTGGTGCGGGTATTACACACGGCTCGCTCACATTCGTATGCGTACGCCTATGGCTTTCAATTCTCAGGCGAATGCCTAGCGTCATGTACGCCCGCCCCTCATGTACGACAGGCGTACGCCTCACATGCGACCCGTACCTGTGGCTTCTAGTTTAGATGGCTAGTTTAGACAGCCCAGTACCCCGGTCTATAGAACAGGGCACGGCAGTTTAGACGGCCAGTTTAGACGGAGGAATGCAGTTTAGATGGCAGTTTAGACTTCTTTAACCACACACGGCGCTCCGAAAAAAAAATTTTCAGAAAACTTTTTGGTATACCTAAATTGGCGATAACCTTTTCTTTAGTTGACCCTTCGGTTTACTCATGAGTGCCATCAATGATGCATGGACTGTCCTCAAAAATTACCGAGGGCCAGAAGATAGTCCACGGATGGCTAGTATGACGAGTCAAGAGATGGCGGGATACATAGCCGAAATTCAACAACTCAAAGAAGAGAATGCAATGTTGCGAGCGCAGTTAGAAAGTTTACAACAGCAATGAACTTTTTGGTTGACCGCTGGCTTTTTACCCCCAGCCCCTATCGGATAGTACATGGGCGCATTCGACAGGGCTTGGGCTTTGCTCAAAGGTCAGTATATGCACCCTAGCGTAATGGGCCACTTTGCTCGTGGCTCAATGGTTCGGGAAGCAGATGACAGTAATGAATATGCTTTTGATGACTTTGGCGACCCTGCCAACGCACCAACAATGTTTTCAGGGACACCAGCAGACCTTAAACACAGGCAGCAACAAAAGATTGCTGAAAAGTCTCATTTTGAAAATGCTGCTGAAATGAGAGAGGCAGGTTTTAGACCAAGAGTAAGAGAACAAGCCATGTCTATACCTCAAGAAGAAGTTGAGGCGTTTATTCAAAACAGATTGGTAAATCCTCCAGTAATACCGGCTAAGTTCCATCCTTCGGCATATCCCGGCGAAAGGGCTTTGTCTGACTCAATGCTTGACGGACCTGACGAAATCAATCTTAAGAGATTAATTGCTGCAAAGCAAGGAGGACATTATGATGATGGGCCTGAGTTCGGTTTGAGTGAACCTACGGACAGACGAGATTTATTCCAACCTGACCAATAAGTTTAATTTCTACACTGCTCTGGTCTCCGACATGAGTATGTTTGAATTTTTATTAACCAGATTGGTCGGATTATTTGCATTTGGTATTATCTTTGGATTTACATGGGCTTGGTTCGCCCTCGTTGAAGAAAAAGACCCCGGTTTAGTTATCTTTGAAGACGAAGCCGAACTGCAAGAAATGTGTATCGGTGGCCTTCGGAGAGTGAAGGAATGAAGGTAACCGTCTATGAGGTCGGCCCTCGTGACGGTTTACAATATCTTGAGCATATCATCGACACAGACGACAAAAAGAATCTCATTAACGCACTCTATAGAGCAGGGATAGAGAATATCGAAGAGGTAAGTTTTGCTCATCCTAAGCGTTTGCCTCAAATGGCTGATGCTGAAAAGACATTTACTGGTTTTGGTGCTGGACTTGTGATGAACAAGCGGGGTTATGACAGGGCAGTAAAGGCGGGTGTGGAGAAGATAAACATCGTTTTCAGCCCTTGTGAGACTTTCAATGTCAACAATATGGGTAAGACACGGCAAGAAATTGTTTTGATGTACAAGACTTTCATGGACAAGGTGCCCAAAGAAAATGTCAGAGTTTACATCAGTATGGCTTTTGGTAGTCCTCATAGTGGTATTGTGAAGCCACAAACTATGCTTTCTTGTCTTAGGGATGCCAAGATGTTTGGTAATACTGTCGTGCTTTCTGACACTGTTGGTGTAGCGAGTCATCAAGAGATTGCGCTTTGGGCTGAGATGGCGCTCGACGAAGGTCTTGTACCAGCCCTTCATTTACATCACAAAGGTGACGAATCCAGAGCAGTGTCATTAGTAAAGAGTGGCTTACTTAACGGTATCAAGGAATTTGACAGTAGTATCAACGGACTTGGCGGTTGCCCATTTGCTGAGGGCAGTGGGGCTAACTTGAGTACCCAGACCTTGGTGCGCCATCTAAACGCATGGGGTTTTGATTGTGGTTTGCAGGAAGAAGACCTTGCTGACGCTGCTCGTATTGCTCGTGCGCTTACCAATGTTCTTTTATCCTAGTTTGCTCTAGCCCGACTATGGCGGGGCCATTTCAACAGTCTTGGTTAATTTTAAAAGAATTATCTCAAAGGGACTTACTAGAAGCCTCTCAATTCGGTATGCCGTCGAGAATGCAACGCTTCCCAGCAGAGCATCCGTTAAATCCAGACTTAGTTCAAGGAGTGAGTGGTATCAACTATCCTCAGTCAAGAGGCGGGCAAGGTATGTCGGATACTATTCAAGAATATAATGAAGCAGTGTTTCCCGAACAAGAGGCTTATGAACGACAGATAAACACCCCCACTCCTCTTTCATCTTCTACGCCAGAAGAAATAGCATCTATGGCTTATGGGGAACAGGCTTTACAGGGTCGTTTACACGATGACATTATAGAAGAACGAAGAGCGCACAGTGATAGAGAAAGGGCTTATGAAAAACTAGTTCCAATGAACCCCGCTGAAACAGAAGAGGGTATCATAGAGGCTCAGAAATATCAACAAGATTTACAAAACGCAATCAGACAAAGAATGGGGACAGAAGGTAGGTTAGATAGAAGACAAGAAGCGCTCAGACAAGCGCAGATTCCAAGTTTACCTGATGACAGTATGGCTGACCCTCGTGAAATGAGTAGTTCTGCCGCAGATGCTGCTATGGATTTCATAAGAGATAATCAGCGAACTTTGCCAGCAAGACCGCCTCAAAGCATTACTGATAGAGCCAGTCCAAACTTTCCCGGCAAAAACTTGCACAACCCGAACATGCCCAGAGACAGAGGCTATGCAGATTATCTCAAAACAGTTTTTGAGATGCGGAGAAAAGAAGCATTAGGTGAGTAATAATGATAGCATTCGAGCAAGCATGGAACCTTTTGAAAGCCTTGGACACACAAGACTTGAGACAGGCTGCTCGAACTGGAGGCCTGCGTGAAACTCCTGAAAGGAAGCAGGCTTACAGGGATGTAGGTATGCCTTACAATGCGCCACCTATGCTACAAACAATCCGTGACGCTAGATTTGGCTTGGCAGACATAACACCTGCGTCGCACACTGGTAGTCAAAGAGATGCAGAAAGGTTAATGGAAAGTCAGAAACCAAATTTTGCTTTTAAAGACCCAGCGCTTGATAGAACAAAGCCTTTGGGTACAAGACGGAGGTCTAAAGAGTATTTTGGCGGATGGAACAAAAAGGATGAAGGTATGGGTCAATTTTCTGAATTACACTACCCCGGACTTGACCAAGGTGATATATTACATCCCGATATAATGACTGACCCAGAATTTGAACCACTGATGGAAGGTCCTACTGATGAACCATTTATGTTAGACGATGTACTTGAAGGTCAACCCGCACCTCCCACTCAAGAAATGCCTTCTTCTGAACCATTTGATATTGTTAACAGAAGAGTAGCAGCACGAGAAGAAGCGGCTCGAAGAGAAGCAGAATCAGAAAGGGCTAGACAGGAACTGGTCGCTCAGCGTCGTCAGGAAATGATGAGCAGAAAACAACCTACTCAACCTGTCACACCAGAAATAAGCCAGTCTGTACAAAACGCTGCTATGCAAGCAATACTTGCACGACAAAAAGAATTAGGACTTAGGTGAACAACTATGAGAGCATTCGAACAAGCATGGAACCTTTTGAAAGCCAGACCGGAAGAACAACTCATGGGAATGGGTGGCACCTACTCTGGTGGTATGACGATTGACCCTCGTGTAATGTCTATGGCAGGCGGCAGAAAGGGCGTAGAAAGAGCACCTTTTACTTCTGACCAAGGACTCACAAGAGAGCAATTACAAGCCGAAGCAGCAAGAATGCAAGCGGAAGGATTGTCAGACGAACTGATAGCACAGCGTCAAGCACAGGCTATGCTTGCTGACCCAAGTGTTGCAGGTAGACCACTGCGTGAAACAGAATTAGCAGAAGGCTTCCAAAGTCCGGGTGAAAGAAGAGCAGATGTTGCAGGTCTTACGGGTGCTGCAAGAAGGCAACTTGGCGGCGGTCAACGAGGTCTTAGAATGGACACTTCAAGTATGACACCGGGACAACGGCAAAATGTTGTTGACAAAGAAACTGGCGAACTTGGTATGCGTCGTAAGGTAAGAGTTCGTCGGGGTAACGAAGAAGGTATCATGACCATGGGAAGAGGCCGAGGTAGAAAGGGTGCTTTCAAACAAAGAAGTTACGAAGCACTTGGTAGAAATCCAGACAAGCGTCAGTTTAAGACTGATGCTGAGAAAACTAGTGATGTGTTAGCAGATGTTGCTGCTCAAATCGGAGCAGACTATACTCGGCCAGAAAATGCTAGTATGATTGCTCAACCTAGAAAATTCAAAGAAGGACTCAAGCCGGGCAGTGATGCTTATGAGGCTAGGCATCAACAGTTAGAAGACCAAGAGGAATTGTTCACTCAGATGTATGGTCCTGAGATGGCTGCAAGAATAATGCAAGAGATTACAGAAAATCCTGAGCCTCCAACCTTTACTCCACGAGCAAGTATGCAGGCCGCTGACCAATTCCAAGGTGACAAGCCTGTGTTCAGACCGAGCAGGGGCGGCGCTTTCTTAGGCCCTCAGTTTGACGAAAAAACTGGTGCGCCTAAGATGACTTCCAGAGGTACGCCTTCGATGACAGGTATTACACCTGTAGACATTGAAGAAATGGGTCGTCAGGCTATGGTCCCTGACCCTAACGACCCCGATAAATCTATTATTGACCCAGCAATTTTGTCCAGATATCAAGATAAATTAGACGCAGCGCCAGTGACTGCTGATGAAAAGAGAGCAGTTGCTGACAGATTAAGGGCAACAACAGAAAGAGCAATTTCTGATAGACAAGCGAATAAGGGTAGAGTTAGGCTTTAAGTGACACCAAAGTTCAAGTATGGTATCACTAACCCATAACCATGTTCTGGGACCTCATAGTAGGTTTGTGCTTACTCGGACTGTGCTTAGCATCTTACACATTGGCTAAGCGCTTAGAGACAGCACAATCTGAAATTAAAGACCTGTCTTCAATGGTCAGGGTTCTGAGATACAATGCTATGGAGAGTTTGAAAAATGATAAAACAGACTAAGGGTAAGC